GTTCGGAACAACGCAAAGAACTTCGCATCTACAGTCTCTCTTACAAGCGAGTCGAAACATAAAGTCATCATCATTGACGAAGCCGATAATACCACATCGGATGTCCAATTACTCTTACGAGCAAGTATTGAAGAGTTTTCAAGCAATTGCAGATTCATCTTTACCTGTAACTACAAGAACAAGATTATCGAACCACTACACTCTCGGTGCAGTGTTGTTGACTTTTCTGTTAGTAAGAAAGACAAACCTACAATCGCAGCACAGTTCTTCCAAAGACTCAACACAATCTTAGAAGAAGAAAGAATAGAAGCAGATAAAAAAGTTGTAGCAGAATTAATTAACAAACATTTTCCTGATTGGAGGAGAGTGTTGAATGAGTGTCAAAGATACTCAGTAAGTGGAAAGATAGATAGCGGTATATTAGCAGTTTTCTCAGATGTATCCGTAAATGACCTTATCAAAAATCTTAAGAGTAAAAACTTTTCAGAAGTTCGTAAGTGGGTTGTCACAAACTTGGATAATGACACTACTGTTCTACTTCGTCGTATTTACGATAGTTTATATGATACATTGGAGCACCATAGCATCCCTGCGGCTGTCCTTATTCTTGGAAAGTATCAATATCAGATTGCATTTGTAGCAGATCAAGAGATTAATCTTCTTGCTTGTTTGACTGAAATTATGGTGGAGTGTGAATTTAAATGATTGAATTACTCATAGCTTGTTCACCTCGTTTAGATGGTAAACCTACCTTCTGTCCACCTCCTGATTATGTCTTAGAGAGGAAGACACCTAAACCTAAAATAATTAAGGATGTGGATTTTACAAATCCATTTAGTTATGTAACTATACCAATTTGGAGGTATGAATTTAAATGAAACCAATGTCAAAATTAAAACATCAAATTAAATCAAACAAGTATTACTTATTCTGGGGTGCTTGCACCTTTGCTGTAATGGCAGGTCAAATTTATGTTGGTGCGGGATATCGTCAGATGTCAAATCGAGTTAGAGACCTAACTGAGATAATTACAATCAAGATTGAACTTGATGCGATAAGAGAGAATAATGGGGTTTTCTATTAAATCACTTAAAACACCATTACGATATCCTGGTGGAAAGTCTCGTGCGTGTAAGAAGATGGATCCTTACATACCAGACTTACGGGATTATGATTCTTACTATGAACCATTTTTAGGTGGTGGTAGTGTTGCAATACACATCACTAAAAAATATCCACACCTTAAAATTAATGTAAGTGATCTGTATGAACCCTTATATAACTTCTGGGTTTGTTTACAGAAAAGAGGTGAGCAGATGGCAGGTGAACTTAACAAATTAAAGTCATCACATTCAACACCAGATCTTGCGAAAGAATTATTTTTAGAATCAAAGAAAATTATTAATGATGAGGACAAGGGTAGACTTGATCGTGCCATCGCTTTTTACATTGTGAATAAATGTAGTTTCAGTGGTCTTACTGAATCATCATCATTCTCAAAACAAGCATCAAATTCTAATTTTTCACTTCGTGGGATCACTAAACTTCCTGCATATCAAGAATTGATCGGTGATTGGCGAATCGTTAATTACTATTATTCTAAATTAATGATTGAAGTATATTGGACTGCAAATCGCAAACCATTTTTATATCTTGATCCACCATATGATATTAAAGATAACCTTTATGGTAAAGGTGGTGAAATGCATAAAAAGTTTGATCATGATGACTTTTCAGAGTATTGTGAGAACTTTCGTGCTAAATTACTAATAAGTTATAACTCAGACCAATTAGTAAAGAAGAGATTTAAGGAATGGAATGCTGCTGAGTTCGACCTTACATATACAATGCGTTCCGTCGGAGAGTATATGAGAGATCAAAAAACAAGAAAAGAACTTTTAATTTTTAACTACGACATCGAGGAACCAATTAATGGATGAGGAATTACGACCAACTGACTTATATGAAGATATGAGAAGACTGAATAGTTTATATGAGGAACTATGTTGGGATCACAAAGATATTCTAGAGTTCTATCCAGACTATGATAATAATTGTATTGTCGTAAGAAATAAAACTATGGATGATGAGCAGATAAATGGCTGAACTCAAAGACTGGTTGAATTCAATTAACCAATCAAAGAAAAACTTGATAGATGAAGATCCTTCAATTGAGAAGGAATATCCTCCATACATAATCAATCGTTGTTTCTCAGGACATCTTGATGCAGTGATGTTTGCAAATGAAATGAATATGAATTCTTTCTTACCAAAGAAGATGCAATACGATTTTTTTATAAATAGTCTCAGAACTAAGAAGAGATTCTCTCCTTGGCTTCGTAAGGATATGATCAAAGACCTTGATTATGTGAAACGTTATTATGGTTTTAGTAACGAAAAAGCAAAACAAGCTTTGAAAATATTGACAAAAGAACAACTCAACTTTATAAAATCTAAATTTGATACTGGAGGAGCGAAATGAGTGTTGTTAAAGAACCAGAGGTCAAGTGGAATCCTGACCAAATGGTTGAAGTTACATTAAATGAACCTGATGATTTCCTTAAGGTAAGAGAAACTTTAACTAGAATCGGTGTAGCATCTAGGAAAGAAAAGAAGATATATCAGTCGTGCCATATTCTTCATAAGCAAGGGAGGTATTTTCTTGTCCACTTCAAAGAGTTATTTGCCCTTGATGGCAAACACGCTAATCTTACTGTTAATGACGTTCAGCGTCGGAATCGTATTGCTCAACTTCTTGCTGACTGGGGGTTGGTTGGAGTCGTTGATACAATAAGAATACAGGATATAGCACCACTAAACCAAATTAAAGTTTTATCTTATAAAGATAAAGGAGAATGGATTTTAGAGACAAAATATAACATTGGTGCAAAGAAAAAGAAGACAGAGGAAGAGGGTAGTTGACACCCTCTTTTTTTGTGATATTATGTAAGAGTAACTTACTTACATTTTATGGAAAAATTAAACAAGGTTGGCAGTTTATTACCTTTTGAACCAAAAACTGAAGAATACAAAGCATATGTTGTTAAAATAAATGTAGACGTAGCATCTTACATTCTTAACTACCATAACTTTGATAATCGAAAATTTTCTAATAGTCAAATTAATAATATATACAAGAGTCTTTCTTTAAGTGGTTGGTTATTAGATGGACAACCAATAACTTTTAATGTTGATGGTAATCTTACTGAAGGACAGCATCGTTTAGCTGCTATCGTAAGAGAAAACAACCCAGATAAAACATATGAGGTTATATTTGTTACAGGAGTTGCAAGAGATACTTTCTCACAAACTGCAACTAACAAAACTAGAAAACCAATAGATGAGATCCAAAGAAAACATAAGACAGCACATAAAGATGAGGTTTCTGTTCTTGGTGACTTATTAAAAAGAAAGAAATGCAAAAGATTATCCCTTCAAAATGCTATCAAAAATTATGAAGATTGGATAAGATTTATTGAGAAGGCACTTAAAAACGCTGGTGATTATGAGTGGGTTCTTGATAAATGGTCTTTACAGAGAAAAACGATAGGTGCATTCATTACACTATGTCGTAGAGAAGACTACTATGAGGAGTGTAAAACTCTTATGGAATTATTAGACAATGAAGAACAGTATAATAATTCTGTTGAAGAGGGTTTAGTATCAACGCAATTACCAAGAGAGTTTATTGCATATTATAATAAGTATGCAGTTGATCTTAGTAATGAAAGAAGAATGGATTTCTTATACTCATTACTTTGTGTTGCCATAGATATAATTTCTAAAAGACCTGATGGTAATGTGCCATTTGCAGATATTGATTCTACACCAATGAGTAGATTTGCTGATTTTACCTTAAAAGATGAAGATGGATTTTATCAAATAAATCTTGCATGATATATTAAGGGGGTTGACACCCTCTTTTTTTATGCTATACTATATTTGTAAGGGAGGGACGCTTAACTTACAGGGAGTGACTGAATAAACTTACTGGCATATAGCTGGTTAAGGTGATAAGACACAGGTGGTGCTGCTGCTCGCAAGAGTAGAATCGATTTACCAGTCGGGTCTTAGGCAAGGACGTATTTTCTAACTGTAGAAATGCCCGTTCTTTGTTGGTATTACAGGAATCCAACCTCCCACCTCACACCATTTAGACCTAAGATGCAACTCAAGAGAGTGGGGCAGAGGGTCTTTTTTTTATTACTATGAGATTTAAGGCAAGAGTTTACATACGATTAAGAGAATCCGTTTCAGACGCTGCAGGAAATGCGATTATGGCAAATGTAAATAAAGTTGCAAAAGACATAAAGGTTGATAGATTAAGAATTAATAAAATAATTGAATTGACTTTTGAGGTAGAAAATGAAGAAAAGGCAAGAGAACAATTAGACTTATTAAGTGATAGAATGTTTGCAAATATAGTAATTGAAGATTGGGAATATGATTTGGAAGAAATTTAATATGGATATTATTTTAAGTAAAATTGACAACGAACCTATTACTAGATTAATGCCAGTAAGTGCATATGGAATATTATGGTTGCAAACTCATTTTGATGATGATAAATGGGATGATATTGCTTCATACGATACCGTAATCTCATTATCAGATTCTAAATCATTAATCAAAGATGCGAATGAAGCAGGGGTGCATACGGTTTCCATCACTTAGAAAGACATACAAAGTGTTATAATTAGTTATGTCGCCTTCGGGGACACAAAACATACTCGCTTACTAAGGAGAAAACAATGAACGCACTACAAAGGTATCACGCAGCCAATCTTCCAGAATTATTAGAGAAGATAAATCGCAACAGTATTGGATTAGATGATTACTTCGAGAGATTTTTTAACGAAGGATGCACTAATTATCCCCCATATAATCTTGTAAGTGTTAGCAATCATGAGTCCAGACTTGAGATTGCACTTGCAGGATTTAAGAGAAAAGACGTAAGTGTATATACTGAATATGGCAAACTTATAATTAAAGGTGAGAAGGAAGAGAAAAAAGAACCTGAGACTTATGCTCACAGGGGATTAGCACAACGTTCTTTCACAAGAACTTGGACACTCTCTGACGATACAAAAGTAGAAGATGTAAAATTTGAGGATGGAATGCTTACTATTAAATTAGCAAAGGTAGTTCCTGATCATCATGCGAAAAAAGATTATCTTTAATGCCATGAAAATTACCACACCGTTTACCGTAATTAAGAATGCAGATAGTGACATCAAAAGAGTAAAGAAGAAAGAAAAGGATTGCAAAAAAGCAGTTTTATGATATAATAGAATTAACTATTGTTATGTAATGGATTATAAAACATCTGGAGTTGATATTGAAGCAGGTAACTCTTTTGTAAATAAAATTAAAGACACCGTAATGTCCACTCATCGACCAGAAGTCATGGGTGGATTTGGTGGTTTTAATGGTGCTATTAGAATACCACATCAATACAAAAATCCAGTATTGGTATCGGGCACTGACGGAGTTGGAACTAAACTATCACTTGCACATATATGGGACATACATGAAAACGTAGGTAAAGATTTAGTTGCGATGTGTGTGAATGATGTAATTACAAGTGGAGCAGAACCATTATATTTTTTAGATTATATTGCTACAGGTAAATTAGATCCAGATAAATTAGGACAAGTTGTTGAAGGTATATCAAATGCGTGTATTGAAGCAGGTTGCTCTCTTCTTGGAGGAGAAACTGCGGAAATGAATATTATGTATACTGATATGGAATATGACTTAGCAGGATTTTGCACTGGTATTGTAGAGGAAGAAAATTTCATTACAGGTTCAACTATTGCTCAAGGAGATGTAATTATAGGTATTGAAAGTAATGGTCTTCATAGTAATGGATTTACATTAATAAATGAAATGTTATGGAGACACCAACTAGCATATAGAGATGTGTCTGAGATTGGTAATCCAACTCACATCTATGCAAAAGTTGTCAGAGAAGTATTGAATAATTTTGATGGTGTCAAAGGTATGGCACATATTACAGGTGGTGGTTTAGTTGAGAACGTTCCAAGAATAATTCCAAGAGGTCTAGGTGCTCGTATAAATTATGATGCTTGGCCTTTACCACGAATATTTTATAAAATTATGATGGCAGGAGAAATAACACCAGAAGAAATGAAAAAAGTATTTAACTTAGGTATTGGATATTGTATTGTTGTAAATCCAGAATATCAAGATCACGTTCGTAAGATAATAGATGGATGTGGATTTAAGTCTTGGACAATTGGCGATATTGTGGTATAATAATTATAGGAGAAAAAAATTATGTCCGTTAAATTAACAATTCTCAAAACTGGTGAGACATTGATATCTGAAATGCAAGAACTTGTATCTGACAAAGATCAGGCAACACCTCATGCATATCTGTTAAATAATCCTCATCTTGTTAAGATTAGAGAAAAACAGTTTCTTACTGAAGAAGAAAAGAATGATAAAAAAGTTGGTATTGATGTTTTACTATCACCTTGGATAGTTATATCATCTGATAAAAAAATCATACTACCTGTTGATTGTGTGATGACAATCGTAGAACCAATTGAAGGGGTCAAAAAAATGTTCCTAGATAAGAATGATGTATTAGTGAATGAGGAAAACTTAAATGGCTAAAGATATTAAATGTATTCTAGTTGATGTTGATAATCTTCTCATCAGCGAGATAGAAGAAATTGATGCAGAACTTGGAAATCCAAATTGTAAACTGACTAATCCAGTTGTATTCGAGTCTCTTGATAAGATGAAACCATTAGTAGAGGCTTCCAATGATACTGAGTTTATGATAAGATCAGAAGACATACTTACAATTGCAGATCCTACATCAGAGGTGATTGCAAAATACAAAGAACTCACTTCATGAGATTTTATACAAACGTTCAAATGGTTGGTGACAACTTTCTTGTTCGTGGTTACGAAGATGGTAAACACTTTGCAACCCGTGAGAAGTTTTATCCAACTCTTTTTGTTGATTCTAAACGCAAAACAAAATATAAAACACTTGATGGTAAATATGTAGAAACTGTTGAACCTGGCACTGTTCGTGAGTGTCGGGAGTTTATGAAAAATTACAGTGAGGTTGAAAACTTTAATATCTATGGCAATGAAAGATATATCTATCAATACATCTCTGATAAGTATCCAGAGGTAGAAGTTAAGTTTGATATTGAGAAAATCAAATTAACTACGATTGATATTGAGGTTGCATCAGAGAATGGTTTCCCTGATGTAGAATCTGCTGCAGAAGAAATATTATTGATTACATTGCAGGATTATACTACAAAACAAATTCGCACATGGGGTCTTGGTAGTTTTAATAATAAACAAGAGAATGTCATTTACAAAGGATTTGATACAGAGTATCAACTTCTAAGTGACTTTATTAATTGGTGGATGATTGAAAATAATACACCCGAAGTTATTACAGGTTGGAACAGTAAGTTTTATGATATCCCATATCTTTGTCGTCGTATTGATCGCATACTTGGTGAGAAACTCAAGAAGAGAATGTCACCTTGGGGTCTTGTAACCGAAGAAGAAACTCACATAATGGGACGCAAACAAATATCTTATGATATCGGTGGTGTATCTCAGTTAGACTATCTTGATCTATACAAGAAGTTTACTTATAAGGCACAAGAATCATATCGTTTGGATTATATTGCAAGTGTCGAACTTGGTCAAAAGAAACTTGACCACTCAGAGTTTGATACATTCAAGGACTTCTATACAAAAGGTTGGCAGAAGTTTGTTGAATATAACATCATTGACGTAGAACTTGTTGATCGTCTTGAGGACAAGATGAAGTTGATTGAACTCGCACTGA